GTATTCGCAACAGATGCAAAATGATTAATGAAAGCGATAGAATGGGTTCTTCAAAATATCATCATAGAAAAATGATTTTAGTTGAAAAGAAAAAATTAAAAGAAATCATCAAGGAAGAAAATGGATTATCAAAAAACGATTAACCTATACGAAGACGGAATAGGTAAAGTTCAATATATCCAACACATGGGCTCTGATCTCACAATCGTGAACAGTGCCCGTGTTTCATTTGGAGTAGAAAAGGAGGAACTAAATGATAGAGATAAGAAACTTGTTAACTACCTCATTAAACACAGACACACGAGCACGCTCGAACATAATTTGGTTACCTTTAAGTTTATCGTTCCTCTTTTTGTGCGCTCTCAGCATATGCGACACAGAACTTGGTCTTACAATGAAATTTCCAGAAGATATACGGATAAAAATCTTACTTTTTATTGCCCAAATGCATTCAGAACACAACATAAATCCAATAGGCAGTCTTCTAACAAGAACGAAATGATAAACCCCAAGCTACAGATTTATTCCCCAATGTGTAGCGAGCCAATAGAGATTTTAGCATCAGACTTGATGAAGAGACACCAACAACAGTCTATCAAATTGTTTGATGATTTAATCGCCTCTGGTGTCTGCAGAGAACAAGCAAGAGGTGTTCTGCCACAAAATTTGTATACAGAATATTATGGAACTGTGAACTTGAACAACCTACTTAAGTTTGTGGGCCTAAGAGCCCATGAAGGGGCCCAACAAGAAATCCAAGATGTTGCCTTGGCTTGTTTGGAAATAGCAACAGATTTATGGCCAGAAGCAGTCGGAGCGTACAGGAAACATTTGGATGTTTGAAAAAGGTGATCTAATTTTTTTTAATGAAGAAGGTAAAGAGTTATTTTCTTACATAAAAGGAACCGCCGGCATAATAGTGAGTGACAGGTTTTTGTTATTTAGTTACGATCTTCATTCAACACCAGAAAAGATAGAATATTACGGCTACGACATTATTGTTGAGGGCAGACTATTTAAAGAAATACCAGAAAAGTTTTTATCAAGAGTGACTGACAATGAAAAAGATTCTAAATGAATGGAAAAGACTTATCAACGAACAAACAGATCAAGATAGGTTATTAAATAAAGTAAGAGACATCTTTTTTGGAGCCTATAATAGTTGGGAACCAGAATACACAATGCTTCATGATGAAAAATTTGAAGAAAACTTCGCAATGCTAAACAAAGAAGCAGAGGAAAAGTTTGATAACCCTGAAAAAAGAAACAAAGTCATTCGTGGTGCAAACATTGGACTTTCTCTTTACTGGAGCGACAATGTAAATCACGGCGCTGGCTCTGCAGGATCTGCTGAATACATAATAAGAAGAAAACTAGACATTTTAGAATCGTTCTTATCAGACGATGAAAAAAATAAATTAAAATCTGGATTAATGGAACAGATTATTGACTCTGTTAGAAAAGATAGATCCAACGTTCCTTATCCTGAAGCTTTGGCGGTTAGTTCTGGTGTTATCAACGGAAAGCCAGTTGACGACGCTTACATGACAACAGAAGAAGCTGTGGTTAGGTTTGTAATTCCAGTTTTGAGATCAAAAGGCTATTACACAAGACCAACAAAAACAACTAAGCCAACTGCCCAAACAACCAAAAGGCGTGAAAAACCAATGGATTTGGCAGACATGATGGCTCAAATGAAGAAATTTGGAAGACGATAGAGGTAAACTTGTCAGACTTAGAACTTTTCTATAACGAACTAAATGTAGGCAAAACTATCACTTGTTTATTACACTCTTTCAGAACAGAAACTCCCTGTGTTCTGCTTGAGCCGATGCCTCCGTTTAACTTGGATTCTCAATATAACAAATATGACTTCTCATTTCTCGGCGTTGAGAATCCAACCCCACTACAACTCTGGGACAGACTTTGTTTTTTATTAAGCATGTCTGGCCTTTTGTTGTTTCCTAATAACGTTTTAAATTATAGAAAAGAAGATGGCAAGTTAATCATCTTGAGCAACTATAATAAAAAAATAATCGTTAACTATGAAAAGTTGAACGAGTTTGATGACCAAGAAACTGGCTGGAACTATGTTTATGACTTTTATGATTGGAGAAGCGGTGGAATCCACGATGTGAATGAAATCGTTGATGAAGATGATAACTTTATCAAAAAAGTTTTATTTTATTCTTCTGAGAGGGAAAGAGTAAACTCTCAAGTAAAAGACTTGGTCGGTGTTTCTTATTTATCAACTGATGAAATAAATGAAATGGAAGTTTCTCCTATCTACTCCCGATTAAAGATTTTAAGAATGATAGATAAAAGAGGAATAAAAGGTAACGTCGTAGGTTATAATGTCAGAGGTCAACCAAAACACAGAAAACCAGTCATAGAGTTTAAAAAGAGAGTCGTGAAGCCTCATTTTATGCCAAAGATGACATTTTCTGAGGTTTATGCTTTAGAACAAACTTATGGATACACATGGAAGTTACTAGAGAAAATAACACAACATACTATCATTTAGCAGGAATCGTTCCCGTCGCAGGCCAGCCATTAGACTTTGATCAAGCATGGCCAGATTGTTTAATGCCAATTGCACCAGATTACTCATTACTAGAGGCAGCAGTTGCAGAATGTGCCTATGCTGGATGTGACACTATTTGGATCATCTGTAATGATGATATCTCTCCTCTTATAAGAAAGAAACTTGGAGACTTCGTAAAAGACCCGGTCTATGCGTTTAGACGCTTTGAAAGAAAGCCAGACAAGACAGTTCGTTACATCCCTATCTATTATGTACCAATCCACCCCAAAGACAGAGAGAAAAGAGATTGTTTGGCTTGGTCCGTTATTCATGGGTCTTTGTCTATTTTCAAGATAGCCGATGAAATCTCCAGATGGATTGTCCCTAACAAATATTACGTAAGTTTTCCTTATGGTTTCTTTCCGTCATGGCAACTGCGAGAGCATAGAAAATTAATTTCTTCCTCAAAAAACTTTTATGTTTCTCACGAAGGAAAAACCTTTAAAGATGGAATCCACACATCTTTTACTTTTGGTAAAGATGAGTTCATAGAATTTAGGAGGATTATAAGGACGGGAACGGGCAGATTTCGCTCCGGCTCTGATTGGAGGGCCCATGACACTCTTCCTATTGAAGAAAGGTGGTCTGCTAGGTTTTTCCCAATAGAAAAGGTGTTTGAGCCCTTTAATCTTGAAGAAGCAAATGAAATAAAGATTGATAACTTTTGGAACATTGCATCATGGCAAGAGTATAAACAGTTTATGTTTGACAACATTGAGAAAGAAATAAAAAGACCTACAAAGACGATTCTTACGAGACAAAAGTGCAAACCAATTGCTCGAAACTATTTAGAGAGTGATGAAGAGACTTAAGCTTAAATTCAAAAAACTCCTTAACGAATATCGTTCTTTATATTATGAACTGGAATATGTTCAAGACGTGGTTAATGAGACTCATGAAGAGTTTGATGAGAATCTAAGACAATATTGTGAGAAAAACGAAATAGTTATTGAAGAGCTTCAGAACAAGTTAAAACCAAAAGAACAAACGGAAACAAATCTTCAACAAGAAGTGATCGAAGAAGAAATAGTTGAAGAAGAAGCTAAAGAAGACGAAGAGCCAGAGTTTGATTCCAAACGGCTCTTCAGACAAGTTGCAAGATCTTTCCATCCAGACAGGCTAAAAGAAGACGACCCAGAAAGAGACGAAAAAGAAGAGCTCTTCAAAATAGCCAGCAAAGCGATTGACGAAAAGAATTGGGGAGAACTTTTTAACATAGCAGACCGACATGATTTAGATCTGGGTGATTATGTTGAGGTAAACAAATCCTTATCTTTAGACATAAAAAGAATGAGAGAAAAAGTAAAAGACGAAAAAAGAAAATATTCTTGGATTTTACATGAATGTGAAGACAGTCAGATTTGCAGAGATAATGTCGCAAAAATGTTTTTAAAACACGTTTATGGTTATCAATATTAATTTTTTTGTTTCATTCGATGCTACCGTAACTATTTAAAATGTTATGCCTAGACTTTTATTCATAGACGATAACCCAGAACACTTCAGGATGATCTTGAATACTTTAGAATTTATAATTGATGATTTAAAAGTAGATTATAGTAGAGACGTTAGTGGAGCAATTGATTTACTTTGTCAAAAGGAATATGACATTATCGTAATGGACGTTTTTGTTCCTTTAGGCACAAAGAGATCTGTCATTGGTCCAAAGACAAAACTCTATGAAGACTTAGAGTCATCACATCTAGGTGGCTTAGAGATTCTGCATTTCCTAGAAAAAATGAACGAAATGCCAACTCTCCTTCTACACACAGCTTGTTTAGATGCAAATTTGATTAATATTTTTGGAGAAAAAGCAAAATCTAGAATCCCAAAACCAAGCCCACCAGAAGTTTTTATAAATAAAATTTCTCAGGCATTATGTGATTAAAGACTATTTATAACCGAATGGGGGTATAGCTCAGTTGGGAGAGCGTCTGCCTTGCACGCAGAAGGCCGTGGGTTCGATTCCCGCTACCTCCACCATCTTACATTTTTCAGGACAATCATGAGAATAGACCACATAGCTTATCGCGTAGCCGATAGAGACAAGACAGCTAAGTTTTTTATTGATGCCTTTAGTTATAAGATTTCAGATGAATTTGAGATTCAATTTGATGATGGTTGCGTTGCCCAATGTTACGCTTTGACACCACCAGAGAGACTACCAGACACACCTTGGATTAGTACTTCTCCTTTTAGTGGAGCAGATTATCATGCGCCACCAGAGATTTTTGTTTCCCAAGGCTCAGAGGGTTCGATTGTAGCTGAGTGGGTAAAAGAGCACAATTCCATTGGTGGAGTTCATCACATAGCTTATCAAGTTGATGATGTTGCAGAGACAATGAAAACTTGGAAAGAAAACGGCTGGGCAGAATTTACCACAGATCAACCAATTGTAGCAGATGGACTATCCCAGTGTTTTACAAAGCCTCACGAGTTGACTGGGATAATTTATGAGTTTATCTACAGAACCAAGAAGGGCTTTAATGTTGATAATGTCCGAGATCTAATGAAAAGTACTTTTGTAGATAAAAAAACTTGACAAACGTCTCCTAGAAGGTTATATTATAATTATAATACGGGCTCGCAATGGCTTCGACGTGTTAGAATCAAGGAGAGAGTGCATGCAGGTGTGAATCAACCTTAATCGTTCAAATTTTATAAACGCAAACAATAATTTGTATTTCGAAGAAGCCCTAGCGGCTTAATCGGGTGGCCGCTCCAAGCCATCTATCCAAGAGGAGCAAAACAACAGGACAGTTGCAAAAATCAAAACAACTCAACGCAACAGGACGGTAAGCGTTGTTTTATGGCCGTCTATCTTTCTGGTTAGAGAAGCAATCAGATAAGCATGTGAATGACTCAAACTAAGACTAGTGCGGACAGCAGTTCGATTCTGCTCGGGTCCATCATTTTTTACAGTACTTTTGTAGATAAAAAAACTTGACAAACATCTTCCAATCAGTTATATTACTAATGTAAATAAAGACAAAAAAGATTTGGATTTTTTGAAACTATTTACTCGCGAAAAAACCCAATGGCTTAGTCGAGCTTGCGGGTTTTAAAAATTAAAACTTTTGGAGATTTTTTTATGACTACTTTAAACCAAGACGCTATGGTTGTTGATTCTACAATGGCCGACGCTTTCGGCGGATCTGCACCAACAACTGAAGCTGGACTCGAAAAAGAGGCTGGACAAACCGGTTTCTTCGTTTATTCAACTGAAGATTATTCTCTTTATCTTAAAGACGCAGGTGGATCGTGGGTTCTTCACGCAACTATCACTGCCGCTGATAACCAAAACATCACTTATCCTTGGGGCGATAACACTGCTGCATTCTTTGTGTGTGCTAATTTAGATGCTCAAATCCGAGTTTTCCGTAAAACAGGATCAATTCTTTACGATTCAACACCAGAAAACCCAAATGATAGCGCCGATGCGTTACTTCAATCATCTGGTGATTCTGCAACTTTGCAAACTGCATATTCTTTCCCAGCAGCGGATGGAACTACTGGTCAAGTTCTTGTAACTGACGGTGCTGGTCAATTAAGTTTCGCCGATCAATCTGGTGGTGGCGGAGACCACGCTGCATCTAATTTCACATTCGATGCTTCTCTTATCCCAGATACAAATGCTGCTTATGACCTTGGTTCTGCTGAGTACAAGGTTCGTCACTTGTTCTTGTCTGATAACTCTATCAAGTTCGAGTCTGGCGATCTTAATGTAGTCGGCGGAGAACTGGCTTGGAATGGCGAGGCCATCAGCTCTGGTGGAAGCTCCGGACCAAAAGTTGTTATCATAGGTATGAGTGCCGATTGGGGTTTCAATACCACAACTGTAAATGAAAAACAAACAGTTCCTTTCGACCAAGTTGACCAGAATTCATTCGGTTCTGCTGTTTTTGATACTGCAACCAACACATTCACAGCACCTGAAGATGGTTTTTATTATTTGAACCTGTCTTTATATCAATCAGGAATTGATAATTTAGAAACCACTCAGTATCAAGTTAAAATTGAAGCAACAGGTAAAATTTATGGTGCGGCTCATATGCAACATTATCCAGAATCAGAACTCGGAGCTTATGCTCACACTCATAAACTAGATAAGGTTGTCTATCTTACAGCAGGTGATCAAATCTGGGTGTCCATCAAAAACGTAGGTACCGCTGACAGCACTACCATCAGTGCTTTTGATCATGTGACATACTTGAGCGTTAACAAGTTGTAATAAAAACAACAAACTCATAAGACAAGGGCTTCGGCCCTTGTTTTTTTTTCTTAAAAATAAAATGTTTGACAAGCATATTTAAAGGTGTTATACTATAATAATCTTAGAGGATAAAAATGAAAAGTTATTTGAACTCGAAGTGGTTTGCGTTTTTTTGTGCCTGCTTCAACTTTTATTTTGCAATGCAATCATTTATTATAGGAGATTGGACGATGTTTATAGTTTGTTCTCTTTTTGCTATGTTTTGCAGTTACAGCTTTTGGCATAAAATGGAGGAAGAATGAGATATCTATTAGTTGGTTTAATCTTTAGTTGCACAGAGGTTTCGATCTCAAAAGTCCCAGATAAACCAGAAGATTCAGCTATTATAAGAGATAGCGCTGGAAACCCTGTAGAGACTGCCACAGAGCCTATGGAAGGCATTGGTGGCTATGTACACTATTATCTCCGACAAATGGCTTGTCCGTCCTGTTTTGGAGAGCAAAATGAAATAACGGTCGAGTTTAGAGCAAAGTTTCATGAGAAAACTTTTGACAACTACACAAGACACATTCCAGTGTCAGGCGAATGCACTCAGAACATAACTCCTGTTATGCCCCAAACGACCCCTTTGAATCTTGGTTCTCAAATAACCATCCGTCCACAAACCGGACAACCTTTTGTGGCACCAAGAAGCACAGACGGAATCTATTTTCAAACTTGGAACATAGACACGAGCTACATAAGAGACACGGAGCATTTTATAGAGAAACAAGATGGAACTGGTGTTTCTAGTTTTATTTCTTTTCATGGTTTTGATAGCATCGAGCCATATGAGTTGCGCTATGTAGACCCATCTTATGCCTTTTCAGCAATTATCTATAAATCAGGTCCAACTTTCTGGTGGGCACCAACTGGGTCTGATTCCTTGTTTAACATAACTCTTGCCATCTATAAACCAGACGGAACGGCACTCCTTGGGTATGTCTCATGTTCTGGAGCTGATTCTGGGATGATGACTATTCCCGGACAATATTTAGCAAACTATCCTTACAACTCTCTCGTGGCCGTGCATCTTGTTCGACACAATATAGCATTGATTCCTTGGGAAGAGAAAAACACATTTATAGAATCTCACATGGAGTGGGAGGTTATTGGGACAGGCCATCTAGAATGACAGAACGAGAAATTGAAATTATAAATCAGTCTATCGCGGCTTATCAAAGGATGATCGATTATTTTCAAAAACAAATCAATTCTTTAGAAGCAAAAAAGATAGAACCTTGTTGTTTCGAAGACAAGATGAAAGTGAGGCTTAAAATAGGAGGAATAAATGCCAAAGCAACAAAAAGATATTTTAGTAAAAGACAGACAAAAGATAGATCGTCCTAAAAAATATAAAGTCGTACTTTATAATGATGACTATACACCGATGGAATTGGTCACTTTGATTTTAATGAATGTATTTAATAAAGGAAGACCTGAAGCTGAATCCATAATGATGAGAGTTCACAAGCAAGGAAAAGGAGTAGCAGGTGTCTATTCAAAAGAAATCGCAGAAACAAAATCAGAAACCACAAAAATGTATGCAAGAGATGCAGGATTCCCTCTGCATGCAGAAACAGAGCCAGAATAAACCTTGCGATGTTTGCGGACTACAGGAATGCGAATGTCATTGGGGTGATCATTAGTGTCTTTCGTTAATCTTGGTTTTAAAGTTGGGGATTTGGTTGTTGTAAAAGATACAATCTGCTGGATGACCTTAACAATTGTAAAAGGTGAAATTTGCATGATAACCAGAATTTATGGTGATGACAATCCTGAAATTTTCTTTAATTGTGCAGTAATATCGGCAGACGGAATCGAACTGGATGTTTGGTTTGCAGAAATAGAGAAGATTGGAGATGAATGAATTCTTCGAAATTGGAGATCTGGTAAGACTTAAAGATTCTTACGATAAAGCTAGGCAACTAGGGTTTGTTGTCGGCATCTCCCCTCGTTCAGTGCATGTAAAATCTCAAGGAGTAACTCAAGTGGTTCAGGTCTATTGGCCACAGTTGGATGATTATGATTGGGAATATAGTTTTTTTATTGAAAAAATTGATAACGATGACTTGACAGAAGACGACCAATAAGTTATATTATTATAACTTGGAGGACAAATGAAGAAGTGTACAAAATGTGGCGAAACAAAGCCATTGGCTGAGTTTCATAAAAACAAAAACGGAAAAAACGGTCGTCGCTCTGATTGTAAAGCCTGTTCTCTTTTGAGAGTTCGCAGACATCAGCAAGAAAATGAAGCGCATTACAAAAAGTATCGAAAACAATACTATCAAGAAAACAAAGAATACAAGCAACAGACCTACCAAGAAAACAGAGAATACATCCAACAGGCCTACCAAGAAAAAAATACTAAACAAATTGCTTGTGTTTATCAAATTAAAAATCTTGTTAACGGAAGACTTTACATTGGAGAAACATTGAGAGGAAAGATTCGATGGCAACAGCATCTCAACGCCCTCAGAAGAAATTATCATGTAAACCCGCGTCTCCAAGAAGATTTTAATCAGTTTGGAGAAAATAACTTTGAGTGGAGTATCATTCAGCAACTTTCAAAAGATAAAGAAGTTTTACAACAAGAAGAAAAAAATACAATCCAAAAACTTCTTGCGGAAGGAAAGGAATTATATAACGCCCTAAAAAATTTGGAGGACAAATGAGCTACACATTTAATCTTGCCTTCTCTTATTTCATGAGAAGACATTGGAATAATAAATTTAGAACCATTCCGGTCTTCCCTAAATCTCTCCCAGCAGAAATGCTCGGAGAGTTTCGTCATGATGAGATAGGAATCAATAGCATAATTTTATCAAATAACCAAGGACTATCCGAGCGACAGATGCTTGGAGTTTTGCTTCATGAAATGTGTCATCACGTTGTTTATGAAAAGTTTGGAATGGATGTCGATCCACATGGTGAAGAATGGATTGCCGAAATGGAAATGCTAGGCTTTGAAAACCCAGACGAACTGACAGACGGGTCTGATTATTTTAGCGAACAACAATATCAAGAAGTTTTATCAAAGCTGGGAGGAGAAATGGATATTTTTGAACACACGGATTCACTTTCATTATTGAAAGGTTTAGAGAAAGAAACAGTAAACTTAGTTTTAACAGACCCACCTTACATTATCAGTAAAGAGTCTGGCTTTAAGAGTGTAAAGAATGGTGTAAAGAGGTTTGCTGTCTCAACAGAGCATGGAGAGTGGGATAAGAAAGAGAACTTCTCTATGGATGACTTAGCGGCCTCTATAAAGGAATACTATCGTGTTCTTAAGAAGCACGGAACCGCCATAGTCTTTTGTGATCTTTGGAAGATTGGAGAAATCCGTCAAATAATGGAAGGTGCCGGTTTCAAGCAAATCCGTCTTATAGAATGGATAAAGACAAACCCAGTCCCTCTTAACTCAAAGAGAAACTATCTCACAAACGCCAGAGAGGTAGCTGTATTAGGCGTAAAAGTCAGTAAGCCCACATTCAACTCTGAATATGATGCAGGGGTCTATCGTTACCCTATTTGCCACGATAGGGGAAGATTTCACACAACACAAAAGCCATTAGCCTTTATGGAAGAGTTGATAAGGAAACATAGCAACGAGGGAGACGTGGTTTTAGACACATTCGCCGGTTCAGCAACGACTTTGCTCGCCGCCAAAAATTTACTCCGCGGATACATCGGATGCGAGTTAGACAAAGATTACTTTCAAAAAGCAGAAAAACGCCTTAATACAACTATTTAAAGATAGTAAATAAGGGGCCTCAAGCAATGAAAAAAGAAGATTTAATAGCATTAATACAAGAAGTTCTCGAAGAACAGCTTTTAGACGAAGAAGGCAAGAAAGATGCTTGCTATCACAAAGTAAAGTCGCGTTACAAAGTGTGGCCTTCAGCATATGCTTCAGGGGCTCTTGTTAAGTGCCGTAAGGTTGGAGCAAAGAATTGGGGAAATAAATCTAAAAAAGAAGAATCTCTCCGTGAAGAGTTTCAGACCCACGAAATGTTTGATCCAAAAACAGGCGAGAAGTTTGTGGCGAAAAAAGAACAAGACCACAAAGACATGGCCAAGAAAGGCTATGTTCATGTTGATCCCAAGAAGATTGAGAAAGTTCTTCGTGATGAAGGTGGCGCTTCCGGCATGGACCCGTTCTTGAAAGAGTTTGGGAAAGAAATGGAAGACGAGATTATTAAGGCCCTAGAAGCAATGCCGATTGTCGCTCAGCATGAAGATGGAGACTACATCTTGGACGATAACAAGGATGTTGACCTAGAAGAAGCCGAAGCCTACCATTGGGATGAGCCAAATTGGGAATATGGCGGCGGCTACGGCGAAGGGACCCTCGAAGAAAAAAAGAAAAAAGCCGGATCTGAATCTTCAAAAGAATCATCGCTTCGCGATTGGTTTGGTCGCAAAGGAGCCAAAGGCTCCAAGAGCGGTTGGGTCGATTGCAATGCTCCTGATGGAAAAGGCGGCTACAAAGCTTGTGGTCGTGAAGAAGGCGAAAAAAGAAAGCGTTACCCTGCTTGTCGACCAACTCCTGCTGCCTGCAAAGAAAGAGGCCGAGGAAAGTCTTGGGGAAAGAAAGGAAAGAAAAAATGAAACTCACAGAATCAATGTTAAAAAAAATGATAAGAAAAATTATGAGTGGATCAAAAGTCCCTCAAGAAGCAAAAGAGATGATTTTTGCTGATATGGTGAAAAGAAACCTCGTTCCCGAAGGAGGAACAATAGAGGATGCCGAGTTCTGGGAAGTTAAGCCCGGAGATTATGGCTATGAAGCGGCCGTTGAAGTAGATGGAAAGCGTTATTACGGAGAAATCTAATGAAACTTACAGAAAAACAACTTAAAAAAATTATTTTAGAAGAAACCCAAAAGGTTATGTTCAAGCCGGGCCTTCTTGAGCACGTTCAAACAAAAACTCCGCTTCATGAAAACATCTTCCGCATTGGGTCTTCTTGTTATTTCAACACAATCCAGCAAGGTCGCAAGTTCTATAAGATGGGTCTTTATGAAGCCATCAATGAAGAAGAAAAAGACATGCTTGAGAACACCAACCTTGGAGAATGGGCGATGTTTGAAGGAGAAGAGGTTCCTCTTGACTTCCCAATGCACGAAGAGTCATTGGAAGAAGCCGAATATAAAGGCAAAAAAGTTGAGCTTGGCAACCCAACCACCGGTGACGTTAAGAAATATAAAGTTTATGTTCGTGACCCAAAGACTGGAAATGTTAAGAAAGTTAATTATGGCGACAAGAAAGGCGGACTCAAGGGCAACTGGAACAATGCCGAAGCTCGTAAGTCATTTGCTTCACGTCATCAATGCGAAAAGAAAAAAGATCGCACAAAGCCCGGCTATTGGGCTTGTCGTGCTCATAAAGATTTCGGAAAGAACGTTCCCGGAAGGTTTTGGTAGTGAAGAAAATATTTAAAAATTGGAAGTTGTTTTTAACAGAATCGCAAAATGATTTTGTTGAACTTAAAAATAAAAATTTCAAAAATTGCTGGCAAGTGGATTCGTTCCTATCCAACAATTATACAAAAGAAACAGATCTGGAATGTGTCGGCATTGGAACAGATAAAATTGTTTTAAGAGACAAGACAAACCCAGATTATGTTATAAAAATAGAAAAGAAAGATCCAATAAAAGAGAATTCTACTATGGAAACTGTTGTGTGGAAATATCTTAAAGACACTCCTTTTTCTAAAATTCTTGCTCCAATAATTCCTAAAGAAGGTTATTATCACATGAAATATTCAAATAAGAGCGGAAACTATGAAGATTTAGAAAATGCTTTATTTGAAATATCAGAAGAGACCGGTTTCAAATTCCAGAATTTGAAATATTGGTTCCTGTCGGATGCCAACCGAGATAACATAAGAGAAATCGACGGTAGAACTGTTTTGATCGATTATGATGATGTGTGGCCGTGGGTTTTTAAAAATAAGCAAAATTTAAAAGATTTGGCAAAATGAACTTTCCTTTTGCTGAGAAACAAATAACCAAAAATATTTTTTTAAGAGAGTTTAAACATAACATCTCTTCCGATGAACTTATCTGGCATCTTGATAAAGAAGACCGAGAGATCACCATTCTCGAATCAAAAGGGTGGAAGCTTCAACTGGATAATCAGCTTCCCCAAAAACTTGTTGAAGGCAAGACTTATTTCATCCCAAAAATGACCTATCACCGAGTTATCAAAGGCGAAGGCAATTTAAAAATAAAACTTCACAAAATAACTTGACAAACTCCTCCAACATGTTATATTGATAACATAACACAATGACACTGGAGGACACAATGACTAACTATCGACTAGGCTATGCATGTTAAAAACATAGGCAAACACTATTTACTATTAATAGCAGGAAGAGTACTTATGGAAAGCAAAAAATGCAAAGATTGTGAAGAGACAAAGTCAATTGATTTTTTCTATAAAAAATCAGGTAGAAAAAACCAATGGCTTCCCTATTGTAAACCTTGTCACTTAGCGAGAGGCAACAGGGCTCGAAAAGCAAATCCAAATACCAAAGAACGAACTTCACGATATTGGAAAGAATACTCTTCCAGAGAAGAAACCAAGGAACGTAGAAGAAAATACTCTAGAGAATATTATCACAAAAGGTCTAAAGAAGATCCTTTTTATGTTTTAAAGATACGATTGGGAAGTTGGATCCTCCGAGAGATAAAAAAGAACAGTGGCTCCAAAGAAAGTAGCGTCTGGGAGCACTTACCCTACACTCCGGAAGAATTAAAACAGCATATAGAGTCTCAATTTGAAGACTGGATGACTTGGGACAACCATGGAAACGGTAAAGGTTGTTGGAACCTAGATCACATCTATCCGCATTCAAAACTTCCCTATGACTCACTCCATCATCCAAACTTTCAAAAATGCTGGGCCTTGAGTAATCTTAGGCCTTTATCATGGGAAGAAAATCAAAAAAAGAGCGACAAAATCATTTAATTTGCTTGACAACCATCTTCCAAACAGTTATATTACTAACATAATAAACACAAAGACATTGGAGGACACAATGGATAATTACAGATTAGGCTATGCATGTATATGCATGACACTTGGTGCTCAAAAGCCAAGAATTACAACCAATCGCTCAATGATTAAACGAACCTTTCAAGAGAAGGGGATTGCTTATGCTTCTGAACTTGCATTGCAAAATGTAAAAGACTTAAAAACAATCCTTGAGTGGAATTTGAAGAACGACATCACATTCTTTCGTATGTCTTCTGACATTTTTCCTTGGGCTTCCGAATACAACATCGAAGACCTTCCTGACTTCGCAGCGATTGAAGAGATTCTATTCGAGTGTGGTCTGTTTGCTGAAGAACACGGAATGCGACTTACAATGCATCCCGGCCCTTTCAACAAACTGTGTTCTCCAAACGAACAGGTTGTGCTCAACACCATTCGTGACCTTGAAATTCATGGTCGCCTTATGGACTTGTTGTGCCAACCTCGTTCGCCTTGGGCAAAAATCAACATTCATGTCGGAGGTGCATACAATGACAAACCCATGGCCCTTGCTAACTTTTGCAAGAACTATGCAAGACTATCAGACGCAGTCAAAACGCGACTGACGGTCGAGAACGACGACAAGGAGTCTTTGTACTCCACAAAAGAACTTTACGATGGTGTCTTCAAAGTCATCGGCATCCCAATTGTCCATGACTACCATCATCACACAATGTGC